TGCCAGTGAAAAACCAACCAAAAGAAAGAAGAAAAAAATATGAGTATGATGTCATATGAAGACCTAGAAGCAGATCAACAGGAGATATTAGACAAATCTGATATCAATAGTTTGGCTGACTTTTGCAAAGAACTGAAAACTTATGAAGATGAGATTGCAGAACTTGAAGAAAAAATAAAACTTATTAAAGAAAAGAGTGACAAGATTAGTTCAGAGATAATACCCAACATGCTAGCAGAGCAAGGGCTATCATCTTTGAAATTAGCTGACGGTAGTGCAGTAGAAGTAAAAAAAGTTTACAACTGCACAATTAGAAAAGACAATATCGATTCAGCTTACACATGGCTTCGTGAAAATGGACTGGGAGACATCATTAAAAATGAAGTTTCCGTACAGTTCGGTAAAGGCGAGGATAACAAGGCCCAACTTTTGTTGGATCTTGCAGTGAGCAATGGTTACGAACCTCAACAAAAAACAAAAGTTGAGCCAATGACCTTAAAAGCTCTGTTCAGGGAGCGTGTCGAGGCCGGCCTCGATATGCCCTCTGAGTCTTTCAGTGTATTCGTGAAAGACCAAACTAAAATAAGCCGGAAATAACGAATCATGAACAAGGAGAAAAGAAACATGAATCAAGTAGCTAAAAAAGAAAACTCAAGCGTGGCTCTAGCGAGCATGTTTGAGACCGACGGTGCTGCAGGCATGGATAATATGGGTAGCGAAGATTTTGCTATGCCATTTTTACGAGTGCTAGGGCAGCTATCACCCGAGATAAATAAACGGGACGCCAAGTATGTTGAGGGGGCTGAAGCAGGTATGATATTTAATACCGTGACTAAGCAAACATACGACGGTGAAAAGGGTCTTAACGTAATTCCTTGCGGTTACAAAAGGGAATACGTTGAGTGGAGTGATAGAGGCGAGGGCACAAGTGCTCCCGTAGCTATTCACCCTGTCAGCAGCGGCATCATTAAAGAAGCCAAAAGAGGTGCTGACTTTAAGGATAGATTACCAAACGGTAACTATCTTGAAAACACTGCGTCATACTTTGTATTGACTGAAGATATGGGGCAGGCTTTGATCACAATGAAATCAACACAGTTGAAAGTAAGTAGATCATGGAACTCGATGATGAACACCATCAAGCTGAAAGGTAAGAATGGTTTGTTTACACCGGCTTCCTATAGTCACGTGTATAATCTTGGCACAGTGCAACAATCAAATGATAAGGGAACTTGGTTTGGTTGGAGCATTACTAAGGTTGGTCCCGTACAAGAAAAAGAAACGTATGAGGCCGCAAAACAGTTTGCTGCGAGCGTTAGTACCGCTTCAGTGAATCATGGTGAAGGTGAAACTAAGTCGAAAGCACAAGACTCAGTTCCATTCTAACATGGCAGAGACGCGTAAGTACATCCCCCCTTACGCGTCTCATTCGTTTGACGAAAGGTGGTCTGAAGAGGATCGTCTTTGGGAGATAAGTTTAAAAGAATCAAAGAGACAAAAGAAAGAGAGACTAGATAAACTAAATGACAGACAGAAGAAGATATCATCAAAAGTATTACCGTATGAGGACGATTGCAAAACTGACAGTCCGAGTACAAAGATTAGAGTATCTACTAAAGACAATGCGTGAAAGTCCAGAAGGACAAGCTTACCTCGATAGAAAAATGAGAGAGTATCAAAAAGTATACAGGATCAATAATAAAAAGAAACTAAAGGAATACAGAGAACAGTATGCAGCGCTTTAAAGAAATATTTGAAGGCAACAATAGCGCGTATGGTCAACTGATACTCAACGGAGCTAAGACAGCAAAAGGAAAAGCAGAAGGTAGAGCTTTTATAAAAAGAGGTTTCATTACAGAAGAAATGTGGAACAACCACATAGAGGGAGCCAAAGATGCAAATGGTAGACTATTACCAGCACTTGGTATCATACCAATAAACGAAAACAACGAATGCAAGTGGGGATGTATTGATGTTGATCAATACAATATTGATCACATTGACGTCATGAACAAAATAAAAGAAGCTAACCTACCTTTGATTACATTTAGATCAAAGTCTGGTGGTGCACATTTATTTTTATTTACAAAAGAATTTATTCCTGCAGGCGTTATGCAGTCTAAACTTGAAAAAATGTCAGAAGCGTTGGGTTTTGGTGGTAGTGAAATTTTTCCAAAACAAGATGCAATTGAAATGGATAAAGGAGATACAGGTAATTTTTTAAACTTACCTTATCATGGGGGCACAAAAGGTCTGAGGTATGCTCTCACCGAAAAAGGTGAGGCTGCTAGTTTAGAATCATTCTATTCTATGTATGATTCAATTGCACAAACATTAGAGTCATTAAATAAAATAAATATTATAAAAACAAAAACTAAAAAAGCTGAAGAAGCTTTTCCAGATGGTCCACCATGTTTAAATCAATTAGCTATTGATGGGTTTGGTGAAGGTTCCAGGAATAATGCATTGTTTAACGTAGCTGTGTTTTGTAAGAAAGCACATCCAGATGATTGGGAAAATCAAGTTGGTGTGTACAATCAAAAGTATATGGACCCACCACTAAATTATTCTGAGGTTCAAGTCGTAATAAAGTCTGTGACAAGAAAAGGATACGATAAGTATCGATGTAAAGATCAACCAATCTGTGGTGTTTGTAACGCTGCCAAGTGTAGAACAAAAATACATGGGGTTGGTTATAAAGAAGAACAAATGCCAGAGATGGATTCTTTGTCAAAAATAAAATCAAATCCTCCGCAGTGGTTTTTAAATGTAGACGGTAAAAGAATAGAACTAAAAACAGAACAGTTACACAATCCAAACTTATTTGCGATTGCAGTTTTGGAACAAGCAAACATTGTTTGTCCTATACCAAAAGGACCTGACTGGAGAGAAATATATTTAAAAAACTTGATGGAGAAAATACAAGAGATAGAGCCTTTAGAATCATTAGATCCTACAAATCAAATTGTAGATTTGTTGTATGAGTTTACAGTAAACAGACCGCAAGCAAGAGCTAAAGATGACATTACAAATAAAATGTCTTGGACTGATTCTGGTTTTACATATTTTAGAATGGCTGACTTTTTTAATTTTTGTAAAAAGAATCACTGGGAACTTGACAAAACAAAAACATACAACCTGCTTAAAACACTGAAAGATATATACAACGGTGAAGAGAGACACGATATAAAAAATTCACGACCTCGTTTGATAAAAATAAAAGCTATGAAACAAATAGAAACAAAAGTTAGTAAAGTAGAATACCAGGGAGAAACACCGTTCTAATGCAGTACGTACACATAGCAAAAGTTAGGGAATGGATGAAAGATCGTGGAATACTCAGAGGGTTTGAACAAGATACTTTACGTCGTAAAATAAGACTGGGTAAGTTTGCGGCGCCTTGCGTTCGTATAGGAAACACACCTTACTTTTCAGAAGAAGGTTTACGCAAATGGTTAGAGGATAATACAAATTGAAAACAATTATACTAGGACCACCAGGTACAGGCAAAACAACTACACTACTAAACTTAGTAGAAGATTTTTTACGAGCTGGAACTGACATAAGAAAAATAGGATACTTTTCTTTTACAAAGAAAGCTGCGTGGGAAGCGGTGTATAGAGCTGAAGAAAAATTTATGATAGATCGAAACGAAATACCATACTTCAGAACATTGCACTCACTTGCTTTTGAAATACTTGGTTTGAAAAAAGACAGGGTCATGAAGCACGTGGACTACAAAGACTTTGGTAGACAAGTAGGTATACCGATACAGTCGGCATGGCATAGTGATGAAGATGGGTTGTTCAATTCAGACAACGAATACCTAAGACTGATTAACAAAGCACGTGTTCTGGGTATACCTGTACTTGATCAATACGATAAAAACGAGCATAGTCTGGACATTGAACGAGATCTATTATACCTTTTAGATCAAGAACTTAAACGATACAAAAAAGAAAAAGGACTTATAGATTACAATGACATGTTGGAGCAATTTGTTAGACAAGATGTTTCACCGACTTTTGACGTATTATTTATTGATGAAGCACAGGACCTCTCACCTTTGCAGTGGCGAATGGTCAGGGCTCTTTGGAAGAAAGCAGACAAGACCTACATTGCAGGGGATGATGATCAAGCTATATTTAGATGGGCTGGTGCTGACGTTGATACTTTTATCGCTCTTAAGGAAGAAGTAGATCAAGTAAACACATTAGATCAATCTTATAGAATACCTGGCGGACCAATACACGAACTGTCACAAAAAATAATTAGGAATGTATCAAACCGATACGATAAAGAATATTTGCCTAGACAAGAACAAGGTGATCTTACACGCTATGCAGACGTCACACAGGTTGACATGTCACGAGGAGAGTGGTTGGTTTTGTCAAGCGCAAATTATTTTTTAGATGATGTAAAAGAATTGTGTGAACAACAGGGCTGGTATTATTCACACAAACGTAAAAACTCAGTCAAATTAGATTTATTATTAGCAATAAATTCTTGGGAGAAATGGAGAAAAGCTGACTTTGATTTACCAGCAGCGTCTATAAGAAAAATATATTCTTATCTTAGCGACAAAGTTACAAGGGGCTATCAAAAGGGTGTGACCTTTCACGATGAAGAAACATATACAATGGAAGAATGCATCGCGGAACATGGATTGGCAACTGAAGAAGTTTGGTTCGATGCGTTCTTTGGTTTGGATACAAACACAATAAATTATATTCGTAGCATGTTAGCAAACAAAGAAAAATTTTCACAAAACCCACGCATAACTTTATCAACAATACACGCTGCCAAAGGAGGTGAAGCTGACAATGTACTCATTCTACCTGATATTACTAAGTCTGCTGTGGACAACGATGATATCAATCCAGATGAACTACACAGATTATTCTATGTTGCTGTGACACGTGCAAAAAAATCTTTGCACATACTGGAGCCAAGAAACTATGACAGGACATACATGCTGTGAGATTTCATGAACACGTAAAAGGTGATGTCGCTGAACATCAGGCCATCATTTGGTTATGGCAAAAAGGATATTTAGTTTGTAAAAATTTATCACAACACGGACCAGTTGATTTGGTTGCGATAAAAGAAAACGAAACAATATTGATAGATGTAAAGTCTGTATCAATCAGGAAGAGAGACGGATATGCTGTGAACAGAACACCGACAGCATTACAAAAAAAGTTAGGTGTCAAAATTTTAAAAGTAAATACAAAAACAGGAGAATGCAATTATGTCTAAAAAATACGATCCAGTAAACTTTCCATCACACTACAACAAAGGCGGCATTGGTTGCATCGATGCAATCAAGTCATGTCAGGGTGATGGCTTCAAATATTATTGTCAAGGCTCAGCCATAAAATACATCTGGCGCCATGAGCACAAGGGCAAACCCATAGAAGATTTAGACAAAGCCATATGGTTTTTAAACAAGCTAAAGGATTGTTATAAATAGGAAAATAGGTTATAAGTAACCGAGGTAAAATATTATATATGGGCAAGATGGCCAAGAAAGCATGAGAACAGTTCAACAACCATTATTCACACCCGAAACAGAATGGGTGCCACCAGATCATCTACCAGATTTATCTAGTCATGCAGAAATTGCAATTGA